CGTCCGGTACGTCGGCACGTTCGACGGGGTGTACCGCGACACCAACACCGGCGAGATCTTCCTCATGGAGCACAAGACGGCTGCCGGCATCTCGACAGCCCATCTGCCGCTCGACGATCAGGCCGGGTCGTACTGGTATGTGGCCACGCGGGTGCTCCGGAAGCAGGGCCTGATCGGGCCACGCGAGGAGATCGCTGGCATCCAGTACAACTTCATGCGCAAGGGGCTGCCGGACGACAGGCCGACCAACGAGCGCGGCGAGTCCCTGAACAAGAACGGCTCGGTCTCCAAGACCCAGCCCGCTCCGCTGTTTGTCCGAGAGGTCGACTGGAAGTCGGCAGCCAATCGGCACAACATGGAGCAAAGGATCCAGGCAGAGGCCCTGCACATGGAGGCGATGCGGAACGGCACGCTTCCGATCTACAAGCGACCCCAGAGGGACTGCTCCTGGCGATGCGAGTTCTACAAGATGTGCATGCTGGACGAGGCAGGCGCAGATGTGGAGGAGTACAAGGAAGCGGTCTACAAGAAGCGGGACCCGTACGGGGACCACCGAGACACGAGGAAGGCAGCATGAGGAGCGTCAAGGACGCTGGCCCCGGCGAGGTTGACCGGCTGAGGCGTAGGATCGGACGGGCGCTCGGCGCTCAGGCGATCACCGCCGAGGATCACGACTTCATCCGCACGCGGCTCGACGAGATCGACGAGCGCATCGACAAGATGGAAGAGGAGGACGATGGCACGGCCTAAAGCCATCAGGCCCGTTGTGGGACAGAAGGCGTTCATCCATATGGCGCTGGTCGCCGACGCGGGCTGGGGCAAGACGGTGTTCGGCGGGTCGGACGAGGATGTGCTGTTCCTCACCTGCGACCCCGAGGGCACCATCTCCGCAGGAGCGCAGGGAAGCAGCGCCCAGGAGTGGCCCATCAAGACCTACAAGGACCTGGACGAGGCATATCGCTGGCTGCGGGACGAGGGTCACAAGGAGTTCAAGTGGGCGTGCATCGACACTGTCGGTGGCGCTCAGCGGATCCTCCAGCGCTCCGCCCTCGACGCCTCGTACGCCGCGCAGCCCGGTAAGCGCGACCCGGACGTTCCGTCCATGGACGTGCACCAGAAGGCGCAGATCCAGACCATCAAGTTCATCATGCAGTTCAACGACCTGCCGATGAACACCCTGTACACCGCACACCCCATGAACCTGGAGGATGGCGAGGGCGAGCCCTACATCCTGCCATACGTCCACGGTGGACGTGGCGAGGTCGCCCAGCAGGCCCTGGGGCACATGAACGTGGCGGGGTACGGGGTCATGGCGGAGGACGACAACGGTCGCGAGGTGCGCCGTGTCTACTTCCGCAACACCGGACCGTATCGGGGCAAGGACCGCTTCAACAAGCTGCCCCGCTACATGGACAAGCCGACGCTGGCCCAGGTGCGCGAGACCATCGAGGCACCGGCCGCTCGGCCCGTCCGAAAGGCTGCCGTCAAGAAGACGGCGGCTGCACGTCGCAGCACCACCGCATAAGGAGAACGCATCACATGCCCAAGATGAAGTTCGGCGTTGGCAACAACGTCTCCACGGACTCCGGCTTCACCCCGTACGAGGGTCCGCTGCCGAAGCCGGGCGTGATCTACCCGGTCGTGCAGAAGACGGCGACCATCCGGCTGACCGGCGAGAACTCCAAGAACCCCGGCACCGCCTACATCAACACGATGTGGGAGATCGAGTCCGGCGACTGCAAGGGCTTCACGGCCTGGCACCGCCTCATCCCCGGCGAGCACGAGATCCAGCAGACCCGGATCGCGCAGTACATGCAGGCCGTCACCGGCAAGAACATGGCCGACGTCGTGCACGAGGACATCGAGGACGGCGGCAAGATCACCAAGATCGGCGGTCGCAAGCCCGAGGGCGTCAAGGCGGGCATGACGTTCCAGCGCAAGAAGGACACGCGGAACGCCATCGAGGGCGAGGAGACGCCCTGGATCGCCGAGTCGGCCGACATCATCCCCGGCTGGAAGCCCAAGTCCAAGGTCGAGGCCGAGGACGAGGAGCCGGAGGACGACGACGTCGAGGACGACATCGAGGACGACGAGGTCGAGGACGACGAGCCGGAGACCGAGGAGGAGGACGACGTCGAGGACGAGGACGACGACTCCGACGAGGAGGACGAGGACGAGCCGGAGGAGGACGAGGAGGACGAGGAGGACGACGAGTCCGACGCCGTCGCCTACGAGGAGGCCGCGAAGATGTCGCTCGTGCAGCTGAAGAAGCTGGCGACCGACAACGACTACGAGGCCGCCGACCTGGTCCAGTACAAGGGTCCCAAGGGCAAGAAGGCGCTCCTGGAGGACCTCGTCGAGAACGAGATCGTCGCCGCCGACGGCGAGGACGAGCCGCCGTTCTAACCGGCGCTCCGCCCGTTCCACCCAGAGAGGCCCCAAGGCAGCCCGCTACGGGGCCTCTCGCACGTCGCAACCCTGGGGTCGGTCAAAGGGGCCGACCCCGTCCCTCGGAGCCCTTACGCGGGCTCCTACGAGTTCTGGGCTGTTTGGCCCGGAGTTAGGAACTGGATTCAGATGGATCTCAGCAAGCAGCCGTACGTCACCGAGGTCGTCGAAGTCGACTACGCGCAGCTCCAGACGCTGACGCCGGACGACGGCTGGAACGACCTGACCGGCGTCGAGGTCCTGGAGATGGGCCTGGGCTGGGACAAGTCGACCGGTGGCCACGGCGGTGTCGTCGGATGGCTGAGCCGCAAGGCGGGCTCGGACCTCGACGGTGTCGGCACGTTCTACGCGGGCAACCGGCCGGTCAAGTACCTCGGCTGGGACGAGCTGGACTGCTTCGCCAACGAGCAGAGCGCTGCCGGTTCGGCCACGCACACCGGCGACAACCAGACCGGCGAGGGAGCGGGCGACGACGAGACGCTCCGGCTGCTGCTCGGCAAGCTGCCGATCCGCATCACCGACATCGTCCTCAACGCTGCCGCGTTCAAGCGGGGCTCGGACATGCGCCGCGCCAAGAACATCTGCGTCACGCTGTACGACTCCAGCGGCGGCAGCAAGAGCCCCGTGGCCTGGATCGAGCCGAGCCTCTTCAAGCCGAAGAACACCATCGGCGTCGCGCACCTCCGCCGCAAGCGGGACGCGGAGGGCAAGGTCATCCCCAGCGCGTGGGAGCTCAAGGTCGTCGACCAGTCCGTGGACGTCAGGCAGGGCGACCGCGACGACTTCCTCCTGAAGAGCGGGCAGCTGGTCGGCATCTCCGTCTCCGCCTGATCCGAGCCGCTCCATGAACGTCGCACCCCGGTTCCAGGACGCAGCCGGGGTGCGGCCTTGAGGGAGGTGGAATGGATATGTACTACAAGATCGACCCGCGTGAAGGCAACCTGCCCAAGTGGGTCCAAGACCACATCAACTCGCTGCGAGGATCCATCCGAACCTTGCAGAAGGCACTCGAACAGGACGTGAACGACAGCAACACCTTCCTCCAGGGGCCGCACGAGGTCGAGAACGAAGCCCTGGGCAAGAGCCCGCGCATCATCTTCAAGGTACCCACGGGCAAGGCATGGGGCGACGAGTTCAACGTGCACGTTGAGGGCGACACGCTCAAGGTGTACGCGGCCACGACGGTCCTGATCAAGCCGACATCGTCCAACTGCCTGGAGATCAGGATGGAGGACAGGCGGTGAAGAAGTCAACATACAGATGCTTCAAGCCGGTCTGGTACAACGAACGTGGCGAGGTCACGGCATCGGTCGTGTCGTACAGCGAGGACGGAGCCAACGACAGAGCCGACGAGCTGGAAGACCAGGGCTTCGAGATCATCGACGTCGTGGAGCACAAGCCGGGTGTATCGGCTGACGAAGTGGAAGGATGGTTCAAGGATGGATAGCCCACGAGTCATCTGGTGGCTCGACCCGCGTCCGACGCTCACGCTCGACTGGCTGATGGACGACGCGCTTGAGGACATGACGAAGCTCCTCGGGTCCGCTCACAGCCGCTTCGAGGACGGGGCTGAGAAGCTCCCGGCTGCGGAGCAGGGATGGGCAGGGAGCCACCTCGCGCTGTGCGTGTACGGTGCGCTGGCCTGTCAGGAGCTCAGGCTGAACCGGTACAACGAGCAGTCCAAGTGGTTCTGGTCGTTCGCGAATGCCGGCAAGGAGCTGCGCCGACTCGGCCACGAGTTCCAGATGCCGGCATGGTTCGAGGACGAGGACCTCATGAAGTCCCACTGGTCCACTGGACTCCGTCACAAAGCCATCGTGGCCGACGTGAAGGTACCATGGTCGGAGGTGGACGAGTACTGGCCGACGCTGTGGCCCGTGCCCGCTGAAGGTGGCGGCTACGAGTTCAGGGTCAACAAGCAGGACAAGGCAGCGATGGAGGTTGACGACCTCTGGCTGCCGGACGACATCAGACCGAGGGTGGTGAACCTCTAATGCCCGACACACCTGAGACCAACCCCGAGGCGTACAGGTACATCGGCGAGCGAATCACGCTCGCTAAGAACCAGGGAAACACCGATCTGGTTAACGCTCTGCTGGACCTGTGGATCGATCACAGGCTGATGGCGAGCGACTGCGACGCCGAACCGTGGGGATTCAACCCCAAGAGGTGGGCCGACCCCAAGGACCTGGCAGCCTTCAAGAGGATGCCGCATCCCGGATTGTCGGTGCTCAAGAGATGAGCTTGGTTTGTTGCCTCCCGAATGAGCCGGGATGCACGTGCGAGAAGGTCCAGGCCTGCGGCGGGATTCATGTGATAGACTCACAGTGCGTTCCGCACGCAAGGGCGGGAGCCATCCGGTCTCGGATTCACGAGGTCGGACAGAAGCCGATCGAGACAGTGGAGATCGTTCAGTGAAGGTGCTGATTCTGGGCTGCGGTCCGGCGGGGATGATCGCGGCGCACGCGGCGTACAGCCGGGGCGCAGACTTCATCGTCGTGTCCAAGGCTCGCAAGTCGTTCATGAACGGAGCCCAGTACCTGCACGCGCCGATCCCTGGCGTGTCGATCAAGGCACCGTTCGAGATCAACTACGAGCTCAGTGGCGACGTGGCCGGATACCGGGACAAGGTCTACGGCAAGGACAGCGGGATCGAGGTCAGCCCGCAGTCGCTGCTCGGCCGCCACATGGCCTGGGACATCCGAGAGGCGTACGACAGCCTGTGGGCGCTGTACGGATCGGACGTGCACGACGTCGACATCACGCCGACCATCCTGTCCAAGCTGATCAAGGACTGGAAGCCGGACGCCGTCATCTCGACGGTCCCGGCCACGGTGCTGTGCTACAACTCTCGTGACCACCGGTTCGGGCACGAGCTCGTGTGGGCCACGAACGAGCTGGAATGCACCCTGTCGAACAACACGGTTCTGTGCAACGGAGAGCCGAGCTTCGACTGGTACAGGGCCAGCAAGATCCAGGGCTTCACCAACACCGAGTGGCCGCACAACAAGTACCCGCTGGCGTACAACGGCCAGATCTGGCGAGTCGTGAAGCCGCTCAGCACCAACTGCCGCTGCTTCCCGGCCGTTCACCGGATGGGTCGGTACGGTAAGTGGACCAAGGGCGTCCTCTCGCATGAAGCCTGGGAGGAGGCCAACAAGATCATGGACGGAGTACAGACGGATGTATCGATCCCGACGACCGGGGCCTGACGCTCCGCTGGTAGCGCTGGACCTCGACGGGACGCTCGGGGACTACCACAGGCACTTCGAACGGTTCGCCCAGATGTGGACCGGGCGAGACATCGTGTGGGACCCCGAGATCGTCGGCCCGTTCTACAAGCAGCTCGGCATGAGCAAGGCTGTGTATCGCCAGTGCAAGCTGGCATACCGCATGGGCGGCATGAAGCGGTCCATCCCGATGTTCGAGGGAGCCGACGAGCTCAGCCGGGCGATTCGTGGCGCTGGTGTGGCCATCGCGGCATGCACCACTCGCCCGTATCTCGCCATGAGCACGATCGACCTGGACACCCAGCACTGGCTCAAGCGCAACGGGATCCAGGTCGACCACATCCTGTACGGCGAGCACAAGTACAGGG